TATATGTAGTATGAAGTATCACATCTGAATCTTCTATTCTATTTGAGGTACCACTTCTTAATGTGGTTAACATAGTAGGATCACACTTGTCCATTACCGGTTCTCCACCTAATATGTCACAAGAGAATACTTCTGAAGCACCAATAAGAACATCATAGAATGATCGATTAAACTTAAGAGCCATCTCTTGCTCTCTCCATAGGTATCTTAATATCCTATCCCCTCTTTCTTCTCGTATGTCTTTATAAGAATAGTTATAATATTTATTTATCTTTTCAAGATTTCTTTGTGCTTCTTCTTTAGAGAAAGCATCTGCCTGAATAGTTTGCTGTACAAATTCGAATAAATCATTTTTATGCTTATCTTCTTTGATAGATGTAGCATCTCCATTGCTTACTTTAATGTGCCACTCAAATCTACGTTTGGCTTCTTCACCAGCTAACCTCTCAAATTTACTTACTTCTATAGGATAGTTCCTATGTTCACCTGGCATGGTATGGTTTTTAATGTTCATTGTATTGAACTGTTTCGCCATATCATCTTCATTTACGATACCATTCCATAAATTATAGTTTGATATCATATTAGAACGATCATTCTTAATGAGATCATTTTGGAAGTATTGTAACTGTGTTCCGTGCTTTAGATGGTCTATGTGCCAATCTTCATCTTTCTCTTTGTCACTAAGCTTTTGCTGAGGCCACGGTGTCAATACAGTAGTGTTCATATCTTATATTATAATATATCTTTCAATATTACAACATAATTTATTTAAATAATATATCTTTTTTTGTTATATAGCCTGCATTATAATAGACTATATTATTTCATCTTGCTGACGTATTCCTAAACTACGTTTCCAGAATTCATCTTGCTCTATTGCCTTTGGCTGTTTGCTTGGGTCAACGAAGATATGATAGTCCTCTTCTCTTTGTATCATTAACATTCCTAAAGCGGATATCCTGTCTGCATTTATATCTTTATTCCACATCTCTAACTCTCTCAATAACGGAACAGAACATATTTTATGTAAGTTCAATAATCCTACTCTCTCATCTTTACTATCAGGATCTTTTATCTCTACTATCTTAGTCATTAACCAGGCTAATATTCTTTCTCTGGCATACTTATTAATCTTTTCTGTAGGTGGTGTTCCTTTACCTCTTTCAAGTGTTCCCTTATCATGTATCTTATCATATAGTACGCTAGGAGTGTCTGTAAGAAGCCATGAGCAATTCATTCTATTGAAGTAGGTAAACATACCAGTACTACTATTCTCATAGTTACATCTTGCATTATAGTATATAAGAAGTCTTCTGCAGTTCTCATAAAACATCTCATCAGTTAATGGCCTGGCAGTGTATTCTGCTACTATCCTATCTGTAACTCTATTTAAAATAAAGATACTTCCTAGTGAAGTTCCATGTACATGGTTGTAAGGATCACAGCCTGAGATATTTAGTCCATAAGGTATTTCTCCATTTTGCTTAACAGGTTGTTCAAATATTATCACACATCCATCAGTATTCTTTCCATAGAAAGGATATTCCCAGATAGGATGTTTTTTTGTATTTATACTTAGTTGTACTTCTTCTTTCTCAGTTATTATTAAATCTCCTCTCCAAAAGGTATTATAATATTTATTAGGTTGTGATTCTATCTCTGCTCTTCTCTTTCTTAAGTCAGCTACTGGAAAAAGATTCCCATCTATTCTCATCATTGATTCTGATGGATAAACAGGTTCTTCTGCATATGCTCTTGCAGTATCTTCTGGTGTACTATTGTTTTCTAATGCTAAGTCTCTAAGTTCTGCTATTTGTTGTATTGCTCCTCTTATATCTGAATTTCCATCTTTGTCTATAAATCCTGCACGACACATATAAGCTGGTACGAAGAAACCTGATTCTGTTCCTAATTGATTGGGTTCCCATACATTTACTCTTGGAAGGATTTTATATTTTTTTGGATTATTAAACATATCTTCCATAGCCTCAAAATCAGATCCCTCACTACCTCCTGTACCATAGGCACACATTAAACCAAACGATCTGCTATCTTGTTTAACTGAATGTTGTGCGATTATCCATGCTCTTTTAAGTAAGGGGTTTGTTCCTCCTTCTTCAAATAGTATTAATTTAGCTACCTTACCTCTTATTTTGTCTACATCTTTATTTGTCGATACTCCAATAATGCTTGACTTATATCCTGATTCTGATATTACTCCATAACTATTCTTAAGATATGAAGACCTTCTTATCATATCTGTACTCTTTGACTGTCTTCTTTTAGCCCATCCTGTATTCTTATCTACAAAGTCCATAATATCCCATGCCTTTGATAAGATACCATCACCACCTAGTAAAAACTCTTTACTACTCGCTATAGCATAAGAGTTGCTTATAGGAATTAAGAAATAGTTACGACAAAGCATTGCACCTCCCTTGTAACTAAATCCCTTTCTACGTGCTTTAAGTACTACTCCATGAAGTCCTTTTTTTTCTGCTTCATCTAAATATAAAAAATATTCATAGTCTATATCCCACACATTAGGGAATGTGAATACTTGTCTACCTATCGCTGTATTCTCTTCATCAGCTTCAACAATTTTTATCTGGCAGAAGTTAAGATAGAAATAATAATAACCTGGAAGATATACTCCACTTGGAGTTGTGTAACCATAGACACTTCTTCTTGCTTGTTCTACCCAATATCTATAATAAGAACTATTTTTATTTTCTGATCTTGGAGACTTTGTATAAACACCAAACTTCTCAAAGTGAGCAGCCTCTGTTCTCCATTCATGAGTATTTTCTAATTTCTTAGGTTGTACTCTGTCTATATCTACAAATATCTCTTCTGATTGTGTCATGTTATTGGTTTACCATGGTGCTTCATCTTCAAAAATACCTATTTGACCACCACCTCGTATCTTTATATTTAGTTCTTTTTCATCTTTCATTACTCTATCCTGAAGACTATTTAAAGCATCTATAGTTGCTCCTAGCTCTTTTACGCTCTTTAATACTTTCGTTAAGTCAAACTTCTCTAACTTGTCTTTCTTCTCTTTAGCAGTATCGTTCTGTTTTATGGTTATCTCTTCAAAATAATACTTTACTGAGTTAACAGCCATCAGAGTCGTACCTATCAGAGATAGTGATGGAGTAAACTGTAGCTCTCTATATTTCTCTACACACTTCTCCATTAGTATATCTGGTTGATAATCTCTATCTCCAAATATATCTTCTCCTATTTGAGCATCCATATCTATCCCATACTGTGAATACTCACTCTTCCAATCAACCTTATAATAGATATAAGCTAATTCACTTAGCACTCTTTCCTTTTCTTTGCTTTGGTCTCTTTTCCACAATTCTTTGAAGATGAGTATCTGTAATAAACTTCCATTTGGATTTACGATTCCTTCTGAGAGATTTAATAAATTTGACATGCTTTGGATGTGTTCTTAATAAATTTTCTATTCTTTTATTTTCGTGTTCTACATACTTATGATACTTGACAGACTTCTCACGATTGATTCTCTTTATATATACTTTTAAGTTATTAATATAGAAGTTACATATAAAAGGAATCTTAATGTTTATATAACTACCCTGTTCGTGTAAGTTAAACTGAGACATCATAAATTCCAGGTAGTGTACTTGCTCTTCGTATATCTTATGAACAACATTTGGTTGTAATCCCAAATCCTGTGCTGTCTTGTTTATGGCAGCTAACATCTCTTCACTAATTATCATAAGTAACGTAATGTTGTTTCGTTTTTACGTATACCATTTAATTTCTTAACCATAATGTCATAATAATTTTACCATAGATTCTTAGGGCATTTACATTCTGGACATCTTACCTTTGCTTTTATTAGACACCTGCATTGTTTACACCACCCTCCTCCAAAGGCAGAGAACTTCTTGCAATCATTGTTTAAACATTTCTCCACACGCTGCTTAGCCAATGGCTCGAAGTTCTCATCTTTGAAGAGAAGATTCCAATACCCTGTCGCTATATCATTTAATATCATGTTAACTTAAACCGTAAAGTTAATACATATTCTTTTTCAGGTATGTCCATATAAAAGATAGGATGAAGAGTTCTTTGTTTTCTTTTTCCTTGTATTACACCAGCTGTTCGTAATCCACATAATAGATTATTATAATTATAGATTGAGAAATTATATTTATCCATTATAGCATTAGTGACCACATCTGAGA